GGGGCTGGATCGACGGGCATCGGCGCCTTCGTAATCGATGCTACCGCTGGGGCTGGTGGTGGTGGCGGTGGTGGTGGAGCACGACTGGTACATGCGACGGGCGCATCTTATGGTGGTGCCGGTGGTGGTGGGGTCGGTCTCTATGGTGAGAAATCGGATGGTGCCGCTGGTTTGAGTGATACTACCACCACACAAGCCGATCAAGTAGCTGCCAATATTGCGGGTGGTGGTGGTTCGGGTGGGGGGATGGGTAATTTATCAACTGATGAGACTACCGGAGTAGGGGGTTCTGGAGGTCTTTACGGTGGTGGTGCTGGTTCATGTCATGCCGGAAACGACACCGGAAATGGGGCGGATGGAGGAAATGGGGCGGTTCGTATTATATGGGGTCAGGGTCGTTCGTTTCCTTCAAATGCAGATTAAATAAATTATTTTACTATTATAAGCGACGATGAATGAAAAATATATGATCGTACTATTTTTCGCCATGATCATCATCGGCATTGTTATATACATAACTACTTCAAATAAGAAAAAGAAAAAGAAAGATTCGGGAGGTGGTGAACCAAAGACCCCTACATTTGAAGTCATGCGTGTGCAGTTATCCAAGACTGAGAGTTACAAACCTTGGTTTACGGAAAGGTATACACCGGATGATTTTATTGCCATGTCGGTGGGAACTAGTTTTAAGTATTCAATGAAGATAACAGGAGGAGCTGAAGTTCTAACTGCGCTTAGTATCACACGTAAACGAGCGGATGAAGGTGATGACCAAACAGTCGACGTGCCAAGTGATAATTGGGGAAATGGTACAGATATAGAATTAACGTTTGAATCGTTGAATGGTGAAAATGTCAATGGAACTCACGAATTTTCTATAAATTATACAACTCCAGAAAAAAGTGGTTCCGGTATAAACAGGGTACAGGTCACAGTATCAGAATCGGATCTTTCTGTAGCATTAGAACAGTCCGGTGGGGAACTCACATTAGATTTAAAGTCTGTGGAAATGGATGTATCAGCTGAAGCCACTACAAATAAGAAATATGTGTTTATTTATGATCACGAAGGCCAGCTTAATTTTGGAAAAGGAGAAGAAATTTATATGTCTCCATTTGGTACCGATGGTAAGGCATTTAAGCTTGAAGGTACCGGAATTACCGATCCACTTTATAGAATAAAGCATAAAGGACTTTACCTTTTATCAAAAAGTTCGACTGCGGATTATGATAATACAGATTATTTAGACAAAACTGCAACTTTCAAAACATACAAGCAAGGTCCTTTACAAGAAAAATTATTCCACATAACGATGGAGCAAACAACCCCTGAAGATGCGAAAAATTTTTTTTTTGACGTAGATTTCTCTATACCTACAGGTAAATGGCTCTCGTGTGGGGATGAAGGGGGGAGGGATTGTTGCGACGAAACATTCGCTGGAGAATGGGAACAGGTTTTCGAGGAGCGGGAGGGGGAGGTTGGCAACAAATGTTTCCAAGATGAAGAAGGTGTATGGAAATTCAAATTTAACCGAACGGGTATAGACGGGTGCGATGAACCTAACGAAAAGTTTGAATTCCCCGTGGATGGAGATGATTCATGTTGCGCCGATTATTTCTTAGGACAATGGACACCGGGGTCGTGTGAAAATGGGAAAAGAAAATGGACGCGACCGGGAAATGAAGGGTGTCAATCGTCAAATGAAGAACCAAGAGATGATCCCGACTGTTGTGCCGAAAATTTATTAGGACAATGGACACCGGGGTCGTGTGAAAATGGGAAAAGAAAATGGACGCGCCCAGGACTTGAAGGGTGTCAATCCAAAAATGAAGATCCAAAAGATGATGATACGTGCCCAGAGTACCCCTTTACATCGTTCACGTTTACGAATGCGGGGGCAACGGGACGCTTTGGTCCAACACTCGATCAATGCAAGGATAGTTATTCACCAAGTTGGGTAAATAATCCTAGTTACTTTTCAGTGTCTGACGGAATACAGAAATGGACCGTGCCCGCAACAGGGACGTATGAGATTGAGATTGCCGGTGCAAAGGGTGGTGGAGAAAAAGGTTATGGGGCAGTACAAGTTTTGGATCTCAACTTGACCAAGTCGGAAAAATTGAATATAGTTGTTGGACAAAGGGGTAGTAGTGATGATTCTAGTAGAGGTGGTGGTGGTGGTGGTGGATCATTCTTAGTTAAAAGTGATGTCCCGACGAACAATGAAGCACAGAAGCGTGCAGCTCTTTTATGTGCTTCTGGTGGTGGAGGTGGTAATTCGTGCACTGGCCGATTTCGTGTAGAATGGACCGAGCACCTCGCCTCGGACAAGAAAATTCCATATGGCTGGAATGATTGCCCACCCCTATCGACCGCCTCGGAAGACTGCAAGAAACGAACACTCGAGCTGTGTAATCCGGATTTTGGAAATGCGACTTTCCAAGATCCAGCCGGTGCTGGGGATGATGTGCGTGGTGGCTCGGCTAAACAAGAGGAGGAGTCTCATTACAAGAAGAAGACTACGTGGTCAGGAGAAGGTGGTAAGGATGGTTACGGAGGCAAGATAGGGGAAAAGCTGGATCATTTCCCTCCCCACGAGCCAGTTGTCCACCGAACAAGCGGCGCCCATGCTTCGGGGCAGGGTGGTGCCGGATTTTTGGGGAATGGAGAAACCGAGATCCCCCAAAATCCTCGCGACGTATACGGAAAGGACTACGGATTTGACGCTGCCCAATCCTTTTATAATGGATGTGTAGGTGGCAGCCACGGTGGATCTTCGAATTGTGGTGGAGCTGTCGGGTTCGGTGGGTTTGGTGGGGGTGGGTCAGCATATAGACCAAGGTGCGATAGTACCGGTCATGGTTATTACCACTCGGGTGGAGGTGGGGGATACTCTGGAGGAGGAGGTGGGCACCCAAATGACCACAGAGGCGATGTGGGTGGGGGTGGTGGTTCTTCTTACTCATCACTCGGAGCGACCCAAAACACTTCTTTGAATTCTGGGGACCATGGCTACGTCAAAATTACACTTAAATAAATTATTGACAAGTATTAAATGATACCAGTATTGTTAATATTGGTACTCTTAATTTTATTCATTTCCAGGAATCAGGCCAATAAAGAGGTGGGTGTTCTAGGGTATAAAACGTCGTTTTTTCATATATCCAATGGACAATCGAAAGAGATGTATGAAAAAATAAAGAAAGATGGTGCGTCCCCCGAATCTCTTAAAGAGTTTATGATGTTAGAAGATAGATTGCTTCGTTTAGAGTTCGTTTCTGTGTGTACGGGTGTGTCCCATGAATATGAAGCATTCGCTGTATCTGGTAAAATAAAGGGTCTATTTACACCCTACGACTTTTCGTACCATGCGAAACACTTAAAGCAGGTATCTGAACCACACAAACTTATAAATAAAAGTATAACATGTTAGTTAAGTAAAGTAAGCTTCTTTTATGCTGACAAGATTCCATATTTTTTAAATTATCGTAAATATAGACTATGAGATTTAAATCGTCTGGGTCTCTATTCATTTCTATCCATTTTTCTGCATCTTCTGTAGTGACAAAATCTGATGTGCAAAAATATGCTTCTTCCATTTTCCCAATTCCATATTGATTTCCTTCGTTCCTCGTTTGACTAATATAATTACATATGATCACATACATGAGATCTGCTATTTTTTCACGAATATCTATATCGTAATGATCTGGGTTAATCGTATCTACGTCTACACCCTTTTTGGTTCTAAGATTTCTTAAAAAAACCTCTCGTGGGCATTCCATACGTACACGTGGTCTTTTCCTTTTAAATTAGTCATCATTTCCAAACATATTTCCACTCATGGGATTCTCTTCAATGAGACCCAATCCGAAAATGAATTGTTGATTCACGATATACTTTTCACCATATTGGCGCGTGTCGTGTTTCACGTATATATCGCGTTGGCTGAAAGGGCCGATATAGAAATCGTACCCAAACTTAGGTTTACCGAGGTTATTATCTGAGCAATAGGTATTGAATTTCTTTACAAACTCTGTCACGGTACAGAACTCCTCGGGATCGATTTTTATATGATGCGACTGCATAAAATTCTCCAATGTGGATACAGCACCCGCAATCTGCTTTTGAATATCTTTGAAATAACTGGGTACGACGTTCCAAATGTCCTTCTTAGCGTATTTCTGTGCGTATTCTAGATATGCGCGTACACACTTTTGTAAAATACAAGGCAATTCCGCCTCGAGCTTATGTTCTAGAGTGGGATCCGCATCCTTCACTTGCTTTCCAAAGTTTACGGTGAGAATGCGACGGAGGACACTTCCAGAATTATCCTTCCAATGTGGAACTTCATTACCCCCCAAAATACCCGGCGTCGTCCATTCCATAGAATGTGCCTTCTCATGTTTTACCGCGATAGATACATCTTCACCGCTCACGATAGACTGAAACTCTGCTTGTTCGAGCGCCAAATCGTTCTTGACTTCTGGAGCGATAAACATGAAAGCATCCTTGATAGCAGAAAGACCGAATTTCCTTTCAACGTTGTTTGAGAGTGTTTTAACATCCTCAGTGCAATAAAACTTACGCAGAACCTTTGTGATGATAGTCGATTTGCCTGATCTCGCCACACCCTTTAGGAACGGGATAACTTGCCATCCATCTATGTCATTCACGTCATAACACAAGCGCCCACACATGACATAAATCCATCTCGCAACATCTTCATCAAACTGTTGGTAATCAAAGATTGATTTGAAGTGTGGAGTTGGTATATCGTACCAATCCTCGAGGTGGGTGTAATTAGGAAATTCTTGATCGAAATATTTACAGCTCACGATAGACTGATCGAGACTCTTAAACTCCTTAGATTCATAATCATAAAATTCAGCCGTGTATAAACCGGTTTTATCTGACCATTTCTTCGCTACAAAAACACCATTATCAAAAGACCACACGTGTCTGTTCTTTGTAATATCGGGAAACTGCATATCGTTTATATTTGTAAGATGTGTTATAACATCCTTATAACCCGTACCTCTCGAAGTAAGATTTTTCCATAAATCAAACCAAGTCTCCTTTCTACCGACGCTATACACAAACTCACTTATACTTTGTTTAGGCTTCCACGCCCTAGACGGGCATCCAGTCTTAGTCATGATCTGCTCACAACAGTACCCCTTATATCTTCTAATGTTATGCGAATATAGGTGCTTTAGACATTGAATAATCGCCTGCTGGTAAGGTGAGAGTTCATCCACTTTGTTAATGGTGGACACACGAAAAATAGCAGGATCGGATTCGGGGTTAATGGGTACGTATGTTGGATTATTTACTCGTTCCATGATACGCGCAGCACGGAAAACGATCGTCCACGCATCATCTACTTGATCGATCAGACGGTTTATACGAGTGGCGAGGGTTGTATCCTGATCATTTTTATCCAATTCTTCCAGCATTTTAAGTTCATTGGCTTTGTGATATATTTCACAAACATGATCACGGATCTGTACGTATTTAGTCACGACACGTTCTATGTCTATTATTTTGGGCATACCTTTTTGGTCAAGTTCTTCGGGTAAGAAAAACATATTATACCCTAGACGATAAGGAATCTTAGGGTCGTTTTTGTGATATATGTCCCAATACTCTTCGAGTTCTGATAGGTGGGATACGAGCTTTTCATTATTGAAAGTTTTAATTTCGTTCGCCCATAGCGCTTGGTTCGCTTCGTTCGGGTCCGCACTTTCATTAATGAAATGTGTCGCCTCTGACATTTCTATTATAATACTTCATTTTTCTAAGCTACTATTTTTGGAGGGTGGTCAAAAGTTTGACTAAAATTTTATTTTGGATTTCGAGTTGTCGACCCATGTTTACCAGGGCGCTACATATAGTATCACCATCTTCCGTCATGAGAGTGGAACCCAATAAAGTTTCCATGGTCATGTATTGCTCAATATCATCTTCATCCTCATATTCATATTCATTCATATCAACTTCTTCCTCTTCATCGGCGATTTCCTCTTCATCGGTAATTTCCTCTTCATCGGTGATTTCCTCTTCATCGATTTCCATCTGAGCTGGTGTTTCGGTATCGGACATTTATTTATGTTCAGGAAAAATCGGTACGATTTTTTCGCACTTTACCCGAAATTATTTTCTTGCTATATAGTACAACAACAACAAAATGGCCGGTGGTCTTATGCAACTCGTCGCTTATGGAGCCCAGGATGTCTATCTGACTGGCAACCCTAAGGTTACTTTTTTTCAGGCGGTTTACCGTCGCCACACTAACTTCGCTATGGAGAACATCGAGCAGACCGTCAACGGTACTGCCGCTAACTCCGGTCGCGTCTCTGTTACCATCGCTCGTAACGGTGATCTCGTCGCGGACATGTACGTAGAGATGGAGTCTGCGGAAGACACCTGTCTTTCCACTGACCTCGAAGCCACCAACGAGTGGATCGCCGAACGTGCGATCAAGGACGTAGAATTATCCGTGGGTGGACAGCGTATTGACAAGCACTACCAGACCTGGTGGCGCCTCTACTCCGAGCTCTACCTCGATGCCTCTAAGAAGGTTAACTACGGTAAGATGACTACCGGTGTTTCCGGTAAGAAGGTATACCTTCCTCTTATTTTCTTCTTTAACCGCAATCCTGGACTGGCCCTCCCACTAATTGCCCTGCAGTACCATGAGGTCCGTCTCGATTTCGATTTAACTGCTGAGCTGTCTACATACATCACCCCCAGCTCTTTCAAGGTATACGCCAATTACATCTACCTCGACACTGAGGAGCGTAGGCGTTTTGCCCAGAAGGGCCACGAATACCTCATTGAGCAGGTTCAGCACACTGGAACTGATACCCTCTCCGCCGGTTCGAACCAGAAGAGGCTTTCGTTCAACCACCCCGTCAAGGAGCTTGTGTGGTGCCTCTCCCCCGCTAACAAGACTTTCAACAACATGTGGAACTTCACCACTAAGTCTGGCGTCACCGCGAACGACCCCCAGCTTGGTTCTTCCCTCGTCGATGCAGCCGCGGGGGCTCAGGTCGCCCACGACCTTGGCAACTGCCCCAGGATTGTCGCCGCCGCGACCTCCGCCGCTTGGTCCGATGATGCTTGCTCTAACATGACTGACATGAAGCTCGTTCTCAACGGCCAGGACAGGTTCAAGGAGCAGGGTTCCAAGTATTTCAACGCCGTCCAACCCTTCAACCACCACTCCGGTACCCCCATGCCCGGTGTGTACTCTTACTCCTTCGCGCTCAAGCCCGAGGAGCACCAGCCTACCGGCACGTGCAACTTCTCCCGCATTGATAACGCGCAGGTTGCTATTAACGCCGTCAGCGCCGCCGCGGGCGCCCCCGTCACCCTCAACATGTTCGCGGTCAACTACAATGTCCTCCGCATCCAATCGGGTATGGGTGGTCTTGCCTTCTCTAACTAAGCATACAAATCAAATTTGTATTTGCTATTAAAATTAATTAATAATTCAACTTTAAAAAGTATTAAATCGTGCTTTTTAAAATTGAAGAAAAAATTAACAGGATAGTATAATAATGGCTTCGGTATACGCTGTCGCGAACCCTTCCGGTCACCCCCGTGTTCCTAAGGTTCGCAAAAATTTTAAAATTACACTTCGTACACCTATGGGGCAACACTCTTTTGAGTGTGATAAGTCTACATACATATTGGATGCGGCGGAAAATAATAACATAGAACTTCCGTATTCGTGTCGCACGGGTATGTGTTCGGCGTGTACAGCGAAACTCGTATGGGGTGGGATAGATCAATCGGAACAATCGTTTTTAAATGATGCGCAGGTTAGTGATGGGTTTGCTTTATTATGTGTCGCATATCCCACACAAGATTCCATGATTGAAGCTGACGTGGAAGATATGCTCGATGTTAAAGCTGATATGTCAATACTATATGACGAATCTTAAAGAAAACATTATATATTCAATAAAATGACTAACAGATTGTATACGGATGGTAGTTGCCTCGGTAATCCGGGAAGGGGTGGGTGGGCTGCTAAGTGCCTAGGATTTTTTGAAATTACTGGTGGATCACCTAAAACTACTAATAATATCATGGAAATGACAGCTGTAATAGAAGGTTTGCGTAAATCTTATAAATGCGGAATTCGTGATGTGGCTGTGTACACGGATAGCTTTTACGTTCGTAATGGTATCAAAAGTTGGATTCATAAATGGAAATTAAATAATTGGAAAACATCGTCGGGATCTGATGTTAAGAATAAAGAACTTTGGGTACAGATGGATTCCGTGTCAAAATTATTCGATAATATAGATTGGATTTGGGTTAAAGCACATAACGGAGACCCAGATAATGAATATGTGGATCAGGAAGCGAGAAGGATCGCAAATTCTTTCCATAATAGTGTATAAAGATGTCATGTTATATAAATAAAGATGGTTGAAAAGAAAGAAGAATCCACTACGCGCATGTCATATGAAGGTCGTGAACAGATGTATTCAGAATCACGCAATAAAGCAGCTACGAAAGCTATGAATGCCGATAAAGTTCGATACAAGTCGAATAATGAACCATTTAAGTTTTTATGTTTTCTAAAAAACCGACTCGAGAGTCTCGAATCGCGTAAAACTTCGGTCGTCGAAGAGGGCTTTCTTAAAAAGGGATTTACGAAAAGGTATAATGAACGTTTGTATGATAAGACGAAAAAGATTATCGAATCTTTACAAACATAAAGAAATACGTCATACAATAGATATATGAAGCTACTCATTAAAAAGCTTTCTGAGCACGCGCTAATTCCTACGCGCGCATCTCCTGGATCTGTTGGATATGATCTGTATAGCATTGAAGATATGCACATTCTTCCATACCAACGTGGTATAGTATGCACCGGAATCGCAGCGACTATTCCTATGGGTGTATACGGACGTATCGCACCCCGTTCCGGCCTCGCTGTAAAACATGGCGTACAAACCGGTGCGGGTGTTATTGACCCTGATTACACTGGTGAATTGAAGGTTATCCTTTTTAATCATGGAAGTGAAAAGTTCGAAATTAAAAAGGGTGATCGTATTGCGCAGCTCATCTTAGAGAAGTGTGAAACACCTTTGATCGATGAAGTTGAAGAAATAAAGGATACACAGAGAGGAACCCGTGGATTTGGTTCTTCTGGATAAATATAAAATTAATTAATTACCAAATGCTACACCTGCTAGACCATTCTTCACCCTGAGAATGTTGTAGTTTACTGTATACACACGTAGCATGCTCGGAGATCCGGCAACGGTGAGGTTCTTTAATACGAGTTTCGAATTATCAACCCTAGAAAAGTTTAAGCTACCACTGGGCTGGGAGCCGTTTAGTTTGATACAGAAAGGCCATGTGAAAAGAGGAACACTGT